CAAGAATACAGATTCAATCAATACTGTATGAGACTACAAAATGCACTAGCACCTACCATGGACAAAGAATTCAAACTGTTTATGAAAAACAAAGGTTTGAGTATTGACGCAAGTTTGTTTGATTTAAAATTTGTAGAGCCTCAGAGCTTTAGTCAATACAAAGAGATTGAAATCCACAGCGCAAGAGCAAATGTATTTGGTAGCTTAGAAGGCGTAAACTACATGAGCAGACGTTTCTTAATGGAGAAATATTTAGGCTTAACTGAAGATGAGATTCTAAAGAATGAGCGTATGTGGGAAGAAGAAAACGAAAGTGGTGTAACTCCAGACGGAGATTCAATGCCAGGATTAGGCAACGTAGGAGTACGTGGCTTTGATGTTCCGGATGGCAGTGACATTGATATGGATGTAGATGCACCCACTGACGATACAGAATCAGGCGCTAGCCCGATAAGTGGTGCAGAAGCTGCACCAACAGGAGACCAAAATGCGTGACGCAGAATTTTTAAAAGAGTATTATGACGCTGAAGAAAACAACTATGCAAATAGAAAAATAGACGATGTGCGCAAGCAACGACTAACACTAAAGCACCTTAATCGACTAAGAAAACAGCGTGAAGTGCATAATATTGAGCATGCAAATAGAACAAAACGTGTAAAGAAAATTTACGCAAGACCTGCTGCAACTTAATAATTTTCAGTTAAATTTTACTTATCTTATGAGCAAAATCATAAAATACCCATTTTTTGGGCCTTTTATCAAGCGAAACGTCTTGGTATTGTAAATATAGATGTAAACCATCTTGGTAAGCCTGTAATTTTTTAAGGAGAAATGATATGAGCGAACACAAGGAATCTTTAGTTAAGGTCCTTGAATACATCGTCAACGATGAGCAGGACAAAGCTGCTGATCTCCTACACAGCGTATTTGTTGAGAAAGCCAAAAACCATTGGGCAAGTATCACTGAAAGCGATGAAGTAGTAGAAGACGAGATTCAAGAAGAAGATCTTGATGAGACTATCGATCTTGATGAAGCTGACGATGATTCAGAGGACGACGAAGTAGAAGAGGCAATTGATGCTTCTGATGCTGAAGAAGATTTCCTTGATGATATCGAAACAGCCGAAGACGAGATCGCAGACGAAGAAATCATGGACGATGAGGACATGGATGACGAAGAAATGGCAGAACCAGAAATGGATCTAGCTATGGACATGGATGCAGACATGGATGACGAACCAGAAGGTGAAGAATCAGATGCAGAAGAAGCAATGGACAACGTAGAAGACGCAATTGCAGAACTACGTGCAGCATTTGCAGACATGATGGGCGACGAGCCAGCAGAAGACGAGCCAGCAGAAGAAGCAATTGCTTTTGAAGCAGACGAAGTTGAAGCAATGGAAGAAGGCGCTACAATGTCAGCAGTTAGTGTATCACACAGTGATAACAGTGACAAAGGCAGTCCAGTAGCCAAAGGCGCTGGTAATGCACATGCTAAACCACACCCAACAGATACATCAGAAGGCGCTAAAGCTAGTGCTCCTGCTGTAAAAGACATGGGCGTAGATGGTCCTCAAGAAGCTGGATCGCCAAGTGCAGCACCTGCACCAAAGCGTGAAGACACAAAGTCAGACAGTCCAATCAGAGGAATGAAGTAATATGTTTACCTCGCTAAAAGAACACTTAACATTTAATCAGGCAAACATTGTCACTGAAGCTATTGAAGAAGCGAACGGTGGCAAAAGCCTGTATATGAAAGGTATCTTTATTGAAGGCGATGTACGCAATCAAAACAATCGTATCTACACCAAAGAAGAAATTCATAGTGCTGTAAAAAGTATCAATGAAAAAATTAAAGGTGGGTACAGTGTATTAGGTGAAGCTGATCACCCAGATGACCTCAATATCAATTTAGATCGTGTAAGTCACATGATCACTGAAATGGATACTGATGGTGCGAACGGTATCGGCAAACTTAAAATTCTACCAACTCCAATGGGAAACATTTGTAAAACCCTATTAGAGAGTGGTGTCAAACTAGGCGTGTCAAGCCGAGGCAGTGGCAATGTTAACGAAAACGGAATAGTTAAAGATTTTGAAATTATTACCGTAGATATCGTAGCAAATCCAAGTGCTCCTGATGCTTACCCCGATCCAATCTATGAAAGAATTATGAATCATAGTAGGGGTAATGTACTATTGGATGTCGCTAGTGCAACTAGACACGACAAAGGCGCACAACGTTATCTCCAGGAAGAGGTGACAAATTTTATAAAAAACCTGAAGTATAGGAGAGATTAATATGGCTCATGCAATGGATGAACTATTAAACTCAAATACGCTCTCCGAAGAGGTCAGATCTTCATTATCTGAGGCTTGGGATACCCAACTAACAGAAGCTCGTGAGGCAATCACAGCTGAACTTAGAGAAGAATTTGCACAACGTTATGAAAATGACAAGGCGCAAATTGTTGAAGCCGCAGATACAATGATTGGTGATGTTATTGCAAAAGAACTTGAAGAGTTCCAAGCAGACAAAGCCAAAGTTGCAGAAGATCGTGTAGCCTATCGCAAGCACATGAAAGAGCATGCAAAATTGCTTGATTCATTTGTGATGGATACACTTCGCAAAGAAATTAATGAACTTCGCGAAGACCGAGTTGTTCAAGAAGCAAACATGTCAAAGCTGGAAGGCTTTGTTATGGAACAACTCACTAAGGAGCTCAATGAGTTTCATGAGGACAAACGCTCACTAGTTGAAGCAAAAGTCAAAATGATTAAAGAAGGCAAAGAAGTTATTAATCAAACTAAAGCAGACTTCATTAAAACAGCCGCAACAAAAGTTAACGGAATTCTTGAGAACACACTCAAGAGTGAACTTAACACACTGCGTGAAGATATCAAAACAGCTAAAGAAAATACCTTTGGTCGTAAGATTTTCGAAACGTTTGCAGCTGAGTTTATGGGTAGCTACTTGAACGAAGGAACAGAAGTTTCTAAGTTATCAAAAGTAGTTGAAAGTCTACAAAGTGAGATTGAAAACAAAAACAAAGCCATTGCTGAGAAAGAAGTATTAGTACAAGAGAGTGCAAAACGTGCTCGTATTGCCGCTGATACAGCAGAAAGAAAGCAAATTATGCAAGAAATGATGCAACCTCTCAGCAAAGACCATAAAGAAATTATGGGTGCATTGCTCGAAAGTGTAAAAACTGACAAGCTACAAAATGCATTTAACAAGTATCTACCATCAGTATTGAAGGAAGATGCTAAAAAACCCCAAAAGAAGGTACTTAGTGAATCTTCAAAAGAGATCACTGGAAATAAAGCACTAAACGAGTCAACAGAAGTTGAATCAGGTGCAGACATTGTTTACCTTCGTAAACTAGCCGGTATTAGTTAAGGAGACCGAAAATGGCAGACAACCTAATGGAAAATTGGAGCGAAACTAAAGTAGCTCTAACAGACGGTCTAACTGGGACTAAGAAAAAAGTGATGGAAACAACACTTGAAAACACTAAGAACTATCTCGCAGAGGCAGCTTCTACTGGTGCAACTCAAGCAGGAAACGTAGCAACACTTAATAAAGTAATTCTTCCAGTGATTAGACGTGTTATGCCAACTGTTATCGCCAACGAAATCGTTGGTGTTCAGCCTATGACAGGCCCAGTTGGACAAATCCACACACTACGTGTACGTTATGCAGAAGCATTTAACTCAACAAGTGGTATTGATACAGCAGCAGGCGATGAGGCACTAAGCCCATTCAAAATCGCAGCTGGTTATTCAGGTGCAGTAGACGATAAAGCGGCTGCAACAAGCGCATTAGAAGGTGAAGCTGGTAAGAAACTAAGCATTCAAGTTCTAAAGCAAACTGTTGAAGCTAAATCACGTAAGCTATCAGCACGTTGGACATTTGAAGCAGCACAAGACGCACAAAGCATGCATGGTCTTGACGTTGAAGCAGAAATTATGCAAGCACTTGCACAAGAAATTACTGCTGAAATTGATCAAGAAATCATTGCAAGCCTAACAAGTCTTGCTGGTGCAGCATCAGACACATACGCACAAGGTAGCGTAAGTGGTACAGCAACATTTGTTGGTGACGAGCATGCAGCTCTTGCAGTTCTAATCAACAAAAATGCAAACACAATCGCAGCCCGCACACGTCGTGGTGCAGGTAACTGGGCAGTTGTTAGCCCAACAGTACTAACAGTACTACAGAGTGCTACAACTTCAGCATTCGCACGTAGCACAGAAGGTACTTTTGAAGCACCAACAAACACAAAGTTTGTAGGTACTCTAAACGGCACAATGCGTGTTTATGTAAACCAGTATGCAGCTAACGACGATGTTCTAGTTGGTTACAAAGGTTCAACAGAAACAGACGCAGCGGCGTTCTACTGCCCATACATCCCACTGATGTCAAGCGGTACAGTACTTGACCCAAGTACATTTGAGCCAGTAGTTAGCTTCATGACACGTTATGGTTATGTAGAACTAAGCAACCAAGCAAGCTCGCTTGGTAATGCTGCTGACTACCTAGCAAAAATTGCTGTAACAACAGGTCAACTTGCATTTACATAATATGTAATTGTTTTACTAAACAAGAAAACAGGGGCTACGGCCCCTGTTTTTATGACTAGTGTTTATAAATATGTATATCAGGAGTTTATTCAATGACAGTAATAAGATCAGCAGATAAGATTAAATTTGATGCTACTAGCACAGTAGAAGTTCAAGACACTAGTTTAAGATTAGCAAATTTAACCACCGCACAGAGAAATGCATTAACTGCTAGCAATGGAGATATGATTTATAACTCCACTATAAATCAATTCGAAGTTTACGAAAATGGCACATGGAGATCATTAGCATCAGATCAAAATGTTACAGACGAAGTAGCAGCTCTAGTAGACAGTGCTCCTAGTACATTAGATACACTAAATGAGCTAGCGGCTGCATTAGGCGACGATCCTAATTTCGCAACTACAACAACAAATAGTATAGCAAATAAGCTACCACTAGCAGGTGGTACAATGTCGGGTGATATTGATGGCAATGGAAACAAAGTGCTATTTGCGAATGTTTATTCTGGTTTATCAGATTTACCAAGTGCAAGCACATATCATGGTATGTTTGCTCATGTTCATGCTACCGGAAAAGGTTATTTTGCTCATGCAGGTGCATGGATTGAAATGGCCAATCAGTCAGACTTAACTACAACAAATACAAATGTTACTAATCTTACTTCAGACTTAACTACAACAAATACAAATGTTACTAATCTTACTTCAGACTTAGCTACAACAAATACAAATGTAACAAACTTAACAAATAACAAACTAAATTTATCAGGCGGGACTATGACTGGCACATTAACACTAAGCGGTGCCCCTAGTAGTAATCTTCATGCAGCAACCAAAGCATATGTGGATACCGCAGTAGCAAGTGCTGGTGGTGGCGGAAGCGAAATCATTTACAGTGGTAACGGATCACAAACACTGAATCCCGGAGATACTGCGGTGATCAAGCTCTTAGGAGATTTATCTGGTAACAGTGTTGGTACTGTTTTATATCGTAACGGCGATAACAATGATAGATTGATCAACAACAACTACAGTCCAAGTGCTTATGCTACATACACTAACAATACAGGTAGTGCTATCACTGGTGTTGGTGTAATTTTAGTAAGCAATGCAGTCAACCATTTTTGGTTTATAGACAGAGCTTAATTTAAATAGGAAAAAAAATGAGTGAAACAAAATTTAATAACGATCTAGATGTTTCCGGAAACATCAACATGTTTGGTAATTTAGTTGCCACTCAGTCTTGGGCTAATTCACAATTTAGTGGAGCTAGTATCGGAAGTATAGATACACTATCAGATGTCGATACAACTACAAATGCTCCTTCAACTGGACAAGTGTTAAAATGGAATGGTAGTAATTGGATACCCCAAAATGATGCTGCAGGAAGTGGTGGCATTTCGTTAACTGACTTGAGTGTTGGTAGTGAAGGATCAGCAAGTGGTGATGGCGCTATTTCTTATGATAACAGTTCAGGAGTTTTTACATACACACCTCCGGATATAAACAGCTCCGTTGATACACATTTAAATCAGTCAAATCCAACCAGTGGTTATGTAC